TAACTAGCATATAAAAACTTTTTATATGGTTGAGATGTCCAAGTCCATGCTGGTAAAGCAACAGCAACAGATATAGATTTCATATGTCTAGGTGGAACATTAATAATTAATCTTTTTATTTTTCCTTCTACAACTGCTTGTAAATGTTCACTAATAGCATCTATATGCCAGTTATCATAGAACTCTCTTGCTGGTTCTATAGATTGCCAACTATTCTTGGTAAATAATTTTAGAGACCTTTTCATTTTTTCTGCTCTCACTTGGTTCAATGAGTGCAGATTCAAGTGCTCTTTCAATAACATCTGCTGGCGGTGGATTTGGTGGTAAAAATTTAGGCCCAGGTGCCATTACAGCTGGATCAGCTGGAGGATCTGGCGGCGGTGCTAGTAGAGATGGAGGTTCACCAGGTGCTGGTAATACTCCACCAGTTAGTCCCCCTCAAGGGAATGCTGGAGGCTCAACTCAATCAGGTATTTGGAAAGGCGGTGCTGGTGGCGGCGGTGCTGGTGGTGCTGGCGGCAATGGAACTGGCGGAAGTCCAAGTTCAGAAAACGCAGGCGACGGTGGAAATGGAGCTCCAAGTTCTATTTCAGGATCAGATACATTATACGCTGGCGGTGGTGCTGGAACTTTTCAAAGTCAAACTAGTGGTTTAACTTGTTCACCTAGAAGAGGAACAGGAGGACCAGGTGGCGGTGGCCAAGGAAGTTCGCCAGGAGGCGGATCCGCAGGAGCGGGTACTGACAATCTAGGCGGCGGAGGTGGTGCTGATAACGCAGCAGGAGGCAGTGGCGTAGTTATCATTAAATACGCTATCTCATAATAAATATGGCTCACTTTGCTAAAATCTCTGATGAAAATATTGTTCTAAGTGTATTAACTATGGACAACCATGCTATGGTTAATGAAGAAGGGCAAGAAGTAGAGAGTCTTGGTCAACAATGGTTACAAAAACACAACAACTGGCCGGCAGACAAGTGGATACAAACTTCATACAACACTTTTCAAAACGTTCACTCAAAAGGTGGAACACCCTTTAGAGGTAATTACGCTGGAGTAGGTTATACTTGGGACGCTAGTAATAATATTTTTTGGCCACCAAAACCTTATGACTCTTGGGTACAAGACATCCCTAATGCAAAATGGACATCACCGATTGGTGACGCACCAACTTTAGTTGGCGGAGATGTTGATGAGTTTCGTTATCTTTGGGACGAAGAGAATCAAACTTGGAATAAAACGTCTTTTAACGAGTAGGAATATCAAACATTATAGTCTGAACAAAGTTTAGGTATGAATTACCTTCATTTAATATTGTGTATTGTAAATGTGCTGGAAAAATAATAAACCAATCATTTTCTAAACGAACCGTTTCAACAACACCTTTAATCCTGTTATCATCATAGTGTATTTCTATATGACAAGTTTTGGGATCTATCTCTACCCCATACAGACAAACGAAGTCAGGTGAGTTTTTTAAATCCATAGAATCTATTTCTAATTTCATTAATGAGTTTTCATTTCTCTCAAAGAAAGAACCGTAGCTTTTATTATTAGCTAACTTTAAATCTTGATCTACAATTAAAAATTCTCTTATATAAGTTGTTAGTTTTTCCCATGGTTTAGAGACAGCATAATTTACATTTTGATAATAATCAGATGTAAGTATCTCTTTTACCAATTGATCTCTTTCTATTTCAAAACCTTTTGGCATTTTTACCTCACCATAATACAACGCTTGTTCAGCTAAAACTTTCTTATTTATGTATTTCTTCATTTCATCATCTCCTTCAATAGTTTCTTTATCTTCATGTGTTTTATATTTAACTTATAATTATAAATATTCCAAGTCCCAACATCTCTGTAATATGTTTCAAAAGAATTTGTTGTAGTTATTGATTTTTTAATAATCTTGTATATTTCGTTTTTTTCTTTAAAATCTTTTTTAATTTTTGACATAGATAGTTTTTCTGCATTAGACCAAAAATCGTTATCCCAACAGCTATTAAGATAATGTAAAGATATCATAGACTCTGTTTCATCTATTGTTCTTTGATATTCTTCATTAACATATTGTAAAGATTTATTTTTAGTAAATAAATAATCGAATAAAAGCCTGTTAACGAAGTCAGCAGTTGACGTAGAAGTAGCCTCTAAAGGTTCTAAAAAGAACGAGGCATTACCATTATAACAAACTCTGTCTGTAAAGTTTATCTTTCGACTATAATTGAAAAAATTAATATTTCTTTTTAAATATGGTTTTAATTTAAACTCATTTAATACATCTTGAACATCTTCCATAATATCTTCTTCACTGGACATTTTGTTATTATAGACATAACCTATAGCACACCTGTTTGTTAAAGGTATACCAAACAACCATCCATGTTCTTTAGCAAAAGTTAATGAATATAAAAACTTTGGATGATTCCATTTGCATTGTAAAACGATTGCACTATTAACAGGAGTATGTTTTCTAGGTATAAAATTTTTATCCTGTATACTCTTAGGAGATCCACTACACACCATAACGTAATCACTATCTAAATTTTCATGGTCTGTAACATTTTTTGGTATGAGATTTATTCTTTTTTTCTTTTTTAATTTTTTAAATATATATTCTTGAAACTCTACAGCGTTAAAATGAATACCTGTTTCTCCAGCATGAAAGTAGTGTTTAAAATTAGATCCACACCACGCCCAATCTCTTTTCCATATTCCTACTTTAGGAGTGGCATGAATACGGTCCATATCTGCACTGTTGAATTCAATACTGTCTCTTAAAGATTTAGGAAAAATTAATGTTGTACCTTCTCCTACAGGAGATGTTTGTATATTCGGATCGTATATCCAATCTATCTCCCAGTCTGTCCACCTTAAAAAGTGAGACGCTGCTAAACAACCTACTGTTCCTCTGCCTACTATTGATATTTTTTTCATGTTTTAAATAATAAATTGCCAGATAAAGTAATTCTAGTTTCTTTCCCTTGAAAAGGATAAACCACATGTTGCAACGTAGATGGAAAAATGTTTACAGTTCCCACATCTTTTTTTGTTAAACTAGATACGTGACAAAGACTTGTCCCTATTGTTGATTGATAATGAAATTCAAACGTAGATTTTTTAGGTAGAGACACATATATATTATAGCTAAATAGTCCATCGTGTTTATGTAGAGGTATATACTCATTAGGCCTCTGATAGTTTATCCAAGGCTTACCAAAAGTAAAAGGTAGATTACTGTCTAAGATACGAGTATCATTAATATAGTTGCTATAATATTTAGCATATACACTCAACATATTCTCTACGACATTTTTAATACCTTCAAATATTTTATTGTTTTCTAGATAAAGATGTGGAGCCACGCCTGGCTCTGTTAAACCTGATACAAATCTTTTTTTGTTGGATTTGTCTAAACAGTCTTTAACAAGTTCTTTTAACAAATTTTTAGGTAGTCTACTTTGTACAAAACCAAAGTTAGGTAAATCAATGCTTCTCATCTTTGGAAATCATTCGGTAGCCCTAAGTGTATCTTTCTATCAAACATCTTAGCGTCTTTATTAGCTGCATTGTTATAGTGTAAGAAAACTTGACCACAGTTATCTCCTTCAAAAGCTTCTCTCCAATGTTCAAGGTCAATACCCCTATATACCAGCATGTCACCGTGCTTTAATATAATTTTAACACCCTTTGCATTTCTTTTACCCGATGGCTCAAGATAAATGGGCCACGGATCACCACCTAAATTTAAAGTGGTTGATATCTCACAGCTGTCTCTGTCTGTGTGTCTCTTTAAGACATCACCTTTTTTATAAATTCTAGTGTATGAGTAATTAGGAAGTAGTTTCATTTTCGTCACTTTCTCCATCAGAGGCTGTAGTTTTAATAACAAAGTTTCTCCAGCTACATCAGCGTAATTAGAATATGTGTCAGGCACTTGTGGATCGTTCCAAATACCAAACATTTTTTCAAAAGGAGATATAAATTTAGTTTCAAATAAAGTTTTAGCCACTTGTCTTTTCATTAAGAAATAGTTGTAAACAAATAAAGACAGATCTTTTGATATGGCTTTTCTTATAACTGTGTATTTATCTTTTTTAAAATTCATTTTTTAATAAATAATTTAGGCAAAGCTTGCACATTGAAATGAATAAATCTAAATGGCTCTATGCCGCAATCAATAATAAACTGGTGTTCTAAAAATGACGGAAACAAAATTAGAGATCCAGGTTTAGGTTTATAATGAGCTAATGGGTTAGCCATAGATATTTCTCCACATTTTTTTAATGGTAAATCTGACATTAATTTTCCAGGTCTAGGATCGTGAAATACTGGAAAAGATGTTTTCGTAGAACATTTTAAAAAATAAAAACCACTTATGTGACTGTTATAGTGAACGTGTCCTTCATGATGACCACCACCTTTTTTTGAAAACTCTTGAACCCACATTTCTGTAGTAGCTATCATGTAATCTTTTAAATCATAGCCCATGTGGTTTAGAATCTCTGTTGACTCTGACTCAACGTGTTGTTTTATTTCTTCAAATTCTAAAACGTTTAGTAAACTAGTAGAGTGATTACTTAATCCAAAGTCACCTAATTTTTTCCCATAGGCCTTTTCTCTTTCTCTAATAGCTTTTTTATTTGCTTTCTTAGCATTTTCTATAAAAGGTTCTGAAGCTTTATTAAGTCTGTCTATCCACTCTGGAAAATCAGAAGTGTAAATAGGTGTTGAGAAAAAAGTATTATATTCTAGATCTTTCATTTAAAAGGATCTCCTAAGTTCCATATTACAAGAGAGTATCTAGTCCCTCTAGTTACAGGCACAACTCTGTGTTGCACAAAACTAGGGAAGACTACAATAGATCCTCTACTTGTTATTTGATTACAAGTGACTAAGTTTTGTTTTTTATTTCTCTCTGGAGTGTTGAGATTAAATTGTAGCTCACCGCCATCGTAATCCTCTGGGTTAGATAAAGAACAAGTGACAGATAACTTTCTAATTTTACCATGAGTTTTTGTGTCCTTAGGATTGTTATAAGGTTCCTCCCAAGAATCACAATGCCAATCATAAAATTGACCTGGAGCATATTTAGTAAACTGACAAGGCTCACTTCTATCCCATTCAAAATTCCAACCAGCATTTTCATTTGCTCTTCTGACATAAGGTAGTATTTCTCTAAACACCCAATCATCATCCACCCAAACAACATTAGAATCTCTCTTCTTTTTTAAATCTTTTATTTGTTTTTTAGATAAACCGTCCTGGTTGTATGCACCCGTTTTAGCTATATTCTCTTTCTTATCTTTAGCGTACTCTATAAGATGATCACAAAATCTATGTGTCAGGGCACCGGAGAAATACCAAAAATAGTTTTTTAAATTCATGCTTTTTTCTTTTGCGAAAATATAATATATCTCTTTGAAAAAGTCAAAGTATAAGTTATAATAAGGCAGAATGTTAGAAATAAAAAGACATCTAGAAAGACCCATATCTCTACCTATATTTTTCCTAGAGTGTAAAATCAATATACAACCCAAATACTTTATAGACAAAATAGAAGAGGGTATAAAACACGAGAGTAATGAAAATTTTAAAACTAACGTGATAGGCGAAATGACTAGTTACACTTGGTTTAATCGGGACAAAAATTTTTGGAAAGCACTTCAACAAGGTTTAGATTATATTGATCAAACTGATCTTTATAAGATGTTACCAAAATCTATATTGAAAGAATCTTGGGGAATAAAAACAGGGTACCGTCATAAAGTCAAAGACCACAACCACTGGGGAGCTCGTATATCTGGAGTTCTATATTTGAATGACAGTGATCAAAATTTATTTTTTCCTCAACTTAATATAGAGGTAAAACCAGAGACGGGTAAACTAATTTTGTTTACTTCCATATTAGATCACCACACTAACTTGCAACTAGAAAAAAAGAACAAGTACGCGATATCTTTTAATATGTTTGAACGTTGGTTGCCAACAGAAACCTATTCTTAAGAACGTGCAATACTTCATCGAGCCTCTATTTCAAATTGAATTTTTTAAGATTAAATCTTGTTTTTGGCAGCGTAAAAAGAAACTATTAAACAAGCTTTTACAAAAACACCCTGAGTCTCTTATACTAGATTTTTACAGTAATAGAGAAAAAAATGATAAAGAACCCACATTAAATGAAAGTTTTATTAAAGACTTTGTGGAAATATTTAAAGAAGAGTTCCAATTAATCTCAACTAAATACAATTCTAAAATAAAATTAGATAGCATATGGTCTGTGACCTATAAAAAAAATCAGTTTCACGTACCCCATAATCATGGGTCTACTGGGTATGCAGCTATTCTTTATGTAGATATGAATAAAACATCCCCTGTAACCACATATATCAGGCCGTGGAATAATACTGAAACAGACACGACTGTTTTCACCGATCCACCAGTAGAGGAGGGAGATTTAGTGATAGTTCCTCAATTTTTAACCCACTTTACACACCCCAATAAAACATCATTTAAAAAGAGAATCGTATCGTTTGATTTTCATCTGATTTAAGCGTATAAAATAGACTATATTTTTAGCCAAAAAATAGTATAGTGGTCTCATGTTACAAAAGATAGGCTTTTTACCTGGAATAAATAAACAAATTACTTCAACTGCTGCTGAGGGACAGTTCATTGATTGTGATAATGTTCGTTTTAGATATGGTGCACCTGAGAAAATAGGTGGTTGGAATCAGCTTGGTAACGAAAATGAGAATGAGTTGACAGGTGCTGGTAGAGGTCTTCATCACTTTGTTAATAGTTTAGGTAGAAGGTACGCTATTATAGGAACTAATAGAATACTGTATGCATATTCAGGTGGTGTATTCTACGACATACATCCCATCAAAACCACTACAACACTTACAGACGCTTTTAGTACAACAAACGGTTCACCAACTGTTACAATAACTTTTTCTTCAGGACACAATATTAATCCTCAAGACATTATTCTTTTAGATAATTTTACAGCTATAACAGATTCTAATTATAGTGCCTCTGATTTTGATGATAAAAAATTTATGGTAACTTCCGTTCCTAGCACTAACACAATAACAATTACTATGCCATCAAACGAATCTGGATCAGGTGCAACGACATCTGGTGGTATAAGAGTTCAACACTATTATCCAGTTGGATCTGCGGTGCAAGAAAAAGGATTTGGTTGGGGACTAGGATCTTGGGGTGGTGAAGCCAGTTCAGCTGTTACAACTACATTGAATGGAGCACTCTTAGATGACACAGCAGGGACAGGTGGATCTGGAACTAGTATTGTTTTAGCCGATGCTTCTCAGTTTCCAAGTTCAGGTACAAATTTCATTAAAGTAGGAACAGAAGAAATATCTTACACCGGTGTAACTAGCGGTACAACTCTAACAGGAATTACAAGAGCTGTAAGAGGCACAACAAGAGCTGCACACAGTGATGGAGCAACTGTAACAAATACAACTGACTTCGTAGCTTGGGGTGAGGCAGCATCAGGAGATTTAGTTTTAGAACCAGGTATGTGGTCTATTGATAATTTTGGAGACAAAGCAATTTGTTTAATTCATGATGGAGAAGTGTTCGAATGGGATTCTTCTTTATCAAACGCTACAACAACTAGGTGCACAATTATAACTGGAGCACCAACTGCATCAAGACACATGATTGTATCTACGCCGGATAGACACTTAGTATTTTTTGGAACAGAAACAACTATAGGTACTAAAGCCTCACAAGATGATATGTTTATTAGATTCTCTGCTGTTGAGGATATTAACACGTATACACCCACAGCAACCAATGACGCTGGTACACAAAGACTGGCCGACGGATCATCGATCATGGGAGCCATAAGAGGTAGAGATTCTATTTATGTATACACAGACACAGCTTTGTTTTTAATGCGTTTTGTTGGGCAACCTTTTACATTTGCATTTACTCAAGCTGGAACTAACTGTGGGTTAGCTGGACAAAATGCTGTAGTGGAAGTTGATGGTGCAGCCTATTGGTTATCAGAAAATGGTTTTTTCAGATACGCTGGTAAACTAGAATCGTTGCCTTGTTTAGTAGAGGATTTTGTATTTGATGACATAAATATAGAATCTGGTAATCAAATGATATCTGCTGGTTTAAATAATTTGTTTGGAGAAATCATGTGGTTTTACCCGTCATCCACATCTACCGTAGTAAATAAAATGGTTTCATACAATTACTTTGACTCTACACCAAACAGACCTGTTTGGGCTGTAGGAACTTTAGATAGAACAATGTGGAAAGACTCTGCTGTTTTTGGTAAACCACACGCCCTTGATTACGACGCAAGCACAGATACTTCTTTTGATGTGGTTGGTAATACAGAGGGTAGAACTGCATACTATGAACATGAGACAGGCACAGACCAAAATAAGAATGGAACAATAACTCCTGTTTTAGCCACAATAACATCTGGTGATTTTGATATCACACAAAATAGAAACGAAGGTGTAACTTTTAGAGGTGATGGTGAGTTTATTATGAAAATAAGAAGATTTATACCTGATTTTATATCACAAACAGGAAATACACAGGTTACGTTAAACCTTAGAAATTACTCAAATGATACTGCTTCAAGTTCATCGCTTGGGCCCTTTACAATTAGCTCATCAACGACTAAAGTAGATACTAGAGCTAGAGCAAGAGCAATAGCATTAAAAGTAGAAAACACAGGATCTGGTCAAGACTGGAAGTTAGGCACGTTTAGATTAGATGTACAACCGGACGGTAGAAGATAATGAATGGACCTTTTATAGATTATTTAGACGTAGCAGATCCAAGAAACGATCTAGGTATAACTACTATAAGAAATAATTTAGTTCCTATGCGTCCTCCTATATTTCCAGAGTATGGTGTTGAGTTTAATATTGATGATACAAATAAAATTAGGTTACGAGACAGAATTAAAGATCTTGCAGACAGTGGTATAACTAGACTTGCAGATTTTGCTACATCTCCAAGACCGCTTGCTACCGCTAGTAGATTTGGACTTGGATCTTTACTATTTGGTATAAACCCTGCTTTAGGTCTTATCTCAGCTTTTGGTTTAGGACCAGGAGCTCCAAAATTTTTTGGAACTGGTCAGAAAAGTAATTTGTTTGATCTTATGAAACAAAGAAGAGAACAAAAACAAAGAGAAAGAATGGAAAGAGCTGCAGCTCTTGAAAGAGAACAAGCTCTAAGAGAAATAGATCGAGCGGACAGTGGTTTTGATGATTATCAATCAGGACAAGGTGCAGGAATGGGATTTGGAGGAGGACGTTCTGATCCTACTGATAAGAGTTAATTATGGCAAAGATAGTACAAACATTTACAAGACCTAGTCTAGAATATGATTATGGTATATCTGAATCTCAAGCCAGAGACATCGACGGTATTATTAATAAATTAAATACTACATACCAACAAGAACTTAAAGAAGAGGTAGAAGCTGAAAACTTCTTTTTAAATTAATGGCTAATAGTTTTTTAAATGCAAAGACAGATTTAACTACAACAGATCTGACTACGTTATACACTGTTCCATCAGCTAACGTATCAATTGTTAAGTCTTTGTTAGTTTCAAATGATTCTGGAAGTAGTTGTAATATAACAATTACTTTAGTTGATGCGTCGTCTAATATATTTAGTCTTTTTAAAACTAAAGCTGTAGACACTAATACAACAACAGAACTTTTAACTCAGCCACTTGTTATGCAAGAAAGTGAAGTGTTAAAGGTACAAGCAAGTGATGCTAATGAACTGCATGTCATAGCTTCAATACTACAAATACAACCAAGAGAGGTCACATCATAATGAGAGAGATATATCCAAAAGAGGTTATAACAACAATATCCAACTTAAAAACAGGAGAGGTCTATAAAACAGAAGAGGAATGGAAGGCTAAAAAAGTCCCAGAAAAGGACATTAGAAGAGATGTTAAGGTAGTCATGCCTAGCCTTGATTTGTTCCCAAAAACCAAATAGAACATATATATTATGCCATTAAAGAAAATAGGAAGAGCAATTAAGAAGACTGTTAGGAAGATAGTTCCAAAAGAACTATCTGGTGTTATGCAGGTTGCAGCACCTTTTGTTGCTCCTTTCAGTTTACCTGGAGCTCTGGCTTTATCTATCGGTGGCCAACTAAGACAAGGTCAAGGTAGAATTAGTCCTTTAAAAACTTTATTAGCTGTAGCACCATCAGAACAGTTTAGAGGTTTTACAAGAGGTTTACCTGGTGGACAAGCCGCTGATCAGTTTTTATATGGTACAGCAGCTGGTGTAGGTGGTCCAATGGGAAGCACAGACATAGCAGGAACTCAAGGTATTATTGGAACTGGTGGTGAGTTTGGATTTAAAGAATTTTTTGGTGGTAGTTTGTTATCACCAAAAGGAGAACTATCAAAATCTAGAGTAGCTGGATTAATTGCATCTGGAGCTTCTTTAGCCACTGCTAATAAACAGATTCAAGAAGAGGGAGAGGCAGAAGGCTTAGGTTCAGATGAAATAGCAATGCTACAAGCAGAGGCTGCTGAGATATTTAAAAATTTTGATACAACAGCGTTTAGACCACAACTTACAGCTAAAGATGGTGGTTTGATGAGAATTGAACTTCGTGAAGGTAGTAAAGATGAGTTACCACCTGATCCGACAAAACCAATAGGCGTGCCCCCAGGATTTAAACCAAAACCGACAGGGCCTGTATTACCAGATAAAATGGCTTCAGACCCAACCATTATGAGCACTTTAAATGATCTAGCAATAGATATTTTTGGTAAACCTTATTTTGATCTAACAGAGAGAGAACAGCTTATGTTACAAGAATTTGCTGAAAGCGGTAAACCAGGAGCAGCTGTAGGTGGTCTTATGAGAGTAAACTATGCTCTTGGAACAAGGCCCACGGAACAAGAAAGTGGCCTCGGAGGGCTTCCAATTGAAGCAGATATGAGGTACACTGGTGGCTTCATGCCATATGGCGAAAAAGAAAAAGCCGATGACGTGCCTGCTAGACTTAGCAAAAATGAATTTGTATTTACTGCTGACGCTGTAAGAGCAGCTGGTGGCGGCAGTGTTAATAAAGGTGCAAAGAAAATGTATAGTATGATGAAAAATTTAGAGGCTCAACCCGAAGCAAAAGGAATAATGGCATAATGGCTGAAAACATTACACAAACACAGATAAC